GTCCCGGACCCCGCCCCGGTCCCCTCGCCCAACGAGGAGAAGGGCCCGGACCCCGACGAGGACGCCAAGGCGGAGGTCCTCGACGAGGACCAGGTCTACGAGCTGCTCAAGAAGGCGCTCGACGCGGGTGACGACCACCGGCTCAAGGCGAGTGGTGACCTGAGCGGCACGAACATCGGCAGGATGATCGGCCTGAGCCGGACCCAGGGTTCGCGTATGCGGAAGCGCTGCATCAGCCGGTACCTGGCCGAGACCGACAACGACGTCCCCGAGTGGCTGATGAAGCTCGTCGCCGAGGACGCGAAGGACTGACTAGCCCCAACGCCCCCTATCCGGTGGCCCGTCTCCTGCGATCAGGAGGCGGGCCACCGGCGTTTCTGGTGGTCTCCAGCGCGCCAGCTCCCCCTGGTTGAGCTATACTGTAAAAGTGTACAGCTCGAATGCTGGGGGAGAGGTTATCCCCCAGCGCCCTGCACCATCGCCCGGTCACAGCGAAGCCAGGCGATGCACACACGCCAAGATCAGGGAAGGCGCAATGGCCCCAACCACCGCACCCGCACCTCCGACACGCCTGCAGACCAGGAAGCCCAACGGCCGCATCGGCTGGCCCCTGGTCGTCGTCGCCGGGGCCGAGAAGACCGGCAAGTCCCACATGTGCGCCGAGTTCGCCAACTCGGACTTGATCGGCCGGCTCATCTGGATCCCCATCGGGGAGAGCGACGTCGACAGCTTCGGCCAGATCGCCGACTTCGACATCGAGGACGAGCAGGACGGCACCTATCGCGGTCTCCTCAACACCGTCCGCAAGGCCGTCGCCGAACCTCGTGCCGATCCGAGCAAGCCGAACGCCATCGTCCTGGACTCCGGCACCATCCTGTGGGAGCTCCTGCAGGACGAAGCCGACCTCATCGCCCGCAGCCGCGCCGCGGAGAAGGCGGCCAAGTACAACAGGCAGGGGCCGAGCGCGGACGACGACGTCGTGATCGGGCACAGCCTCTGGAACCGGGCCAAGGACCGCTGGCGCCTCGTCATCAACACCTTGCGGCGGCACGACGGCCCGGTCATCATCTGCTGCCGACTCGACGAGGTCACCGAGTTCGACGTCCAGGGAAACCCCACCCGCAACCGCACGTGGAAGGTCAAGGCCGAACGCAGCCTCCCCTACGACGCCACCGTGGTCCTGCAGCTCCGGTCCTACCGGCGCCCCACGCTCACCGCGGTGCGCTCCCTGGTCATGCAGCTCGCGCCGGACGAGGAACGCACCCGCCCGGGGCTGACGCTCGACGCTCTGATGCGTGACCTCGGGATGGAACGCAACATCAGCGTGCCGCCCGCACCGTTCATCGAGCCGCAGCCGGAGGCCGGCCTGCATGAGTTCGAGCGCGAGGCCGAGCAGCGCATCGCGGCCAACGCGGCGGCCGCCGAGATGCGGCGGCACGCGTCCGAAGGCACCGTGCCCACTCCCCAGGATGTCGGCCGGCACATCGCCCAGGCCCTCCGCGACGACAGCGACCCCAGGCGAGCCCTGCTGATGGTGCGCACGGCCTACACCGCGGCGATCCTGCAGCGCGTCACGATCCCCACCAAGCAGTGGGGCCACATCGACGCCAACACGGCGATCACCAACCTGCTCGCCGACCTGAACCGGACCGCGTCCTCCAACGGTGGCGGCGCCCCGGGAAGGCCGCCCCAGCAGGACAGCAACGACACCGGAGGCACCCCGCCGCCGAACACAGGCGGTGCGGAGACGGCGACTCTCCAGGAGGGTGACGAGAAGCAGGAACCGACCGAGCCCCGATCCGCTCCAGCTCCCGCGCCGGAGAAGGCCACCCCGCCCGGCGAGCCCGAGTCGGCAAAGCCAGCCGCCAAGAAGGCAGCGGCCCGGCCCAAGACCCGACAGCAGCAACAAGCCGAGCGCGTGCGGGAAGCGGTCGAGAAGGAAGCCGAGTATCAGGCCCGCGTGCTCTTCATGGGCAAGCACGAGCACCTGGCCGACATCCTGCCCGCGAGCGGGCGCATCGAGGACATCACCACGTACGACCTCACCGAGTTTGTGAAGGCCGCGCGCCCGGCCGTGAAGGAAGCTCTCGTCACTGCTGGCGAGGCCGCCACGATCAGCGCGTACGCCATGGTCCCCGACGGCCCGTGCATGACCATCGACGACGTCTTCGCCGACTGCCAGATCATCAAGACGTCGTCGTGACGTGACGCGTGACGTGACGCACGGCCCGCACACCATCCCGGTCCCGGCCGTGCACGCTCACGCCCCGAGCGTCACGTCACGTCACGCCACCGCCGCTCATCGGCCGCACGCCCGCACGCCCGCACGCTGCGCCGCAGCCGTGCACGTCCTCGACCGTGCTTACTCACAGCAACAACTGAGCGTGCGCGGCGCGGCCACGCGCACGCGTTCCGCACGCACAGCCGCACGGTGGGCACGGGCGAAGCTGCACGCGCGCCCCGCTCCAGCGCACCCGCCCAGGGACTCGCGCACGCGCGGGCGTGCACCGTGCACGCCCGCACCCCGGACCGCTGCACGCCTGCACGGGATGGCGCACGCACACCCCGCCGCCCGCACGCACGCCCTACGCTCAAGCGAACGCCAGCGTCTGCACCCGTGCAGCACTCTGAACTGGGCAGACAGCGCCGTGCACGCGATGAACCGTGCGCGGCAGCCAGATCGCAGCGGGCGAAACCGACCGCGCGTGCGGAGCACCGACCCGCCCCGCGCACGCGCGCGGGGACGAGCCGACAGCCCCCTCGTCCACGCGGTGACAGCCCAGCCCGCACGCTCCGCCGCCGCGCACGCCACCCCCGCACGCACGCCCGGCAGCGCACGGACGTGCGTGCGCACAGCACAAAGGGCACGCCCCGGCGGACGCGCCCTTGATCAACAAGCCGCGCGTGCGGCTACATTCGGTTACTGCCCGCTGGTCGGTGAATCGTCCTTCGCACGCGGCTTCTTCCGCGCAGCCCGGTCCTGTTCCTCCGCCGCACGCAGCAGCTCCAGGAACTCCTCCGGGTGCCGGCGCGCGAGCTCCTCGGCCGCACGGCGCCGCGGGTTGCGCCGCGTGGGGAAGCGGCCGCGCCGTGCGGGGTAGGCGTCCATGACGAACTGCAGCAGCGCCTGCTCACGCTCCATGGCCGCACGGAACTCCGTCAGCCGCTTCTCGTGCGCACGCCGCGACTCACCCTCCACCGGCACCAGGTGCTGCTCGGCTGCACGGTGCAGCGACTTCGCCGCCTTCATGGTGCGCCGGGACAGCTCGTCGGAGCGGAACGCGAGACCAGTCACTGTTCGGGAGACCTGACGCTCGTCGGCGGGCAGCTCCTGGACGAGCGCGGCGAACTCGGCCGCGAACTCCTCGTCGCTGAGCTGCGTCAGGAACTCGATCTCGTCGTCGACCTCTTCGCGGCTCGGCCCGTGATCCGATGCCGACATGTATGCGTCCTCCGTAACGTGCGGCTGTGGCCCCCGGGGAGGGAGCAGAGGTGGCCGCCTGGCGACCGAACCCACCACGTGCCTGGATCATCGGGCCTGCGGGCCCTCCCCGGCCCCGAGCGCAGTGCGCGCGGTTCGCGCAGCCAGCCGCCAGTCATCGGGCCACACTGACAAGGAGCCAATCAACCCTCGTGGCTGCTGCCCGTCTACGGTGAGTCCGGCGGCCAGACGGCCACCTTGGGCGGATCATACCGGCCGCGGCCGGCCCGCCCTGCTCACGAGCTGATTTCCGCCCGTGAGACGGCGGTCTTCGTCTCGATCGCATCGGTCAGGGTGCTCGGCTTCCACACCAGGTCGTGCGCGGCCTGAGATACGGCCAGGACGGCGCCGATGGTGCCGAGGGTGGGGACGCCGTGGGTGAACTGGTCGAGGCCGCCGGTGGAGGCGACGGTCACGACGCCGGCGATCCCGGCGACGACGACAGCGACGATCCGCTTGACCCGGGCGCTCCAGAACGGCTGCTGCACGACGGCGGTCAGCAGTGGGAGGACCGCGCCGACGCCGGATCCGGTGGCGATGGTCTGCAGGGTGCTCATGAGGTGGTCCTTGCTTCAGGGATTGGGACGGGCGCACCCTGCCCGGCTCCGCGCCCTACCGTCGCGCTCTCACCGCTCGGGCCGAGTGATGTCGTCGGCGATCTCGTGCGGCGCCTCGGGGGCCGGGCGCCCAAGGGACCGGAGCGTGTCCAGCAGGGAGTGGATGTACTCGAGCGCGGCCGCCTTCCACCGGCGGTCACGGCGCTGCTCCTCCTGCATGAGCCGCACCTCCCGCTGCAGTTCAAGCTGGCCGGCCTCCAGGAGGTTGACGCGCTCGACGGTCTGAGCGTGCATCGCGCGCTCCTGGTCCAGCACTGTCTTCTGCTGATCGAGCATGCCGCGCTGCTGGTCGAGTAGAGAGGAGAAGCCGGCCGTGACGGTCTTCATCGCCTCCACGTACGTCTGGCCTTCAGCGGCGTGCGCTGTTGACGTCGCTTGCAGCGTGGCCACTCGTTCGTCAGCGTCGCCACGCCGCTTCACCTGCCGGTAGCTGAACCAGGCCCCGGTGACGACACCACCCATGGCGCAGATAGGGGCGATGACCGGCACCAGGGAAGAAAGCCAGTCCATGGCGCCCTCCTCGAACACGGATATGGGTGCGCGGGAGCCGGGGCCCGAAGACCCACGGCTCCCCGCAATCGGCACGCTGCACCACCGAGAGGTCTTACGTCGTCGCCTGCATCGTCTGGGTGGTGTCGGCCGAGCTGACGCCGGCGACCGGGTTCCAGCCCTGGCGGACCGCGGCGAGTAGCTGCTCGTCGGTGATCGCTGCCGCCATAGCGGCGGGGTCGGTGGTGCCGGCGGCCGCCGCGGCGGCGATCAGGTTGGGCGAGACCACGAGGCCGACGGTCATGGATGCGGCCTGCGCCTCGGTGGGGCTGAGCACGGTCTTCGCGAGGTTCCAGCGCAGCGGCCAGCCGGGGGTGGCCGGGGGTTCGGCGAAGATTTCCTGCGCGACGACAGCGATGGCCATGCGCACGCGTGGCAGTAACGAGGGCTCGCAGGCCAGGGCGCAAAGCGTGGACAGGGGCAGAGGCAGAGCTGGCACAGGGCACCCTCGCTTACTTGGTGTAGGTCACTTTGAGCTTCGGGGGGTTGGTCTGGCCGTAACCTCGGGCGCGGCCGTAGAACGTCGACGACGTCGAGTTCGGATCCAGGGCGATGCCACGCCAGGACGTGCTATCGAACACGGCTGTGATGTCCACCCACTTGCCTTCGTTGCGGCCCCAGGAGACGGTCTTGGATTCGGCGTCGCAGGAGAAGCTGGACGGGCGTGAGGCGTGCTTGTGGGCCTTGATCACAGCCCGGCCGCCGGAGTTCGAGTACCAGTGATCGAAGTACAGGTAGACCTCCGCCTTCTGGATCGTCGCCCCGGACAGGTCCGTGGCCAGTGCCGACGGGAAGCCGATGAGAGCGGCCTGTACCCCGTTCGTCGATGAGTAGTAGCCCTGGTAGCAGGAGTTGCCGAAGAAGGAGTTGTAGGAGCCGCGGTTCGCGTAGGAGCCGGACCAGGAAGCCGCGTAGGTCCGTGTGTACTGCTGCAGCGGGGGCGCAGTCGTGCCGCCGCCGTCGTTGTAGCCGCCCGTCTCCGGGACGGCGGGGCCGACGTCCTCGACGTAGAAGTACCCCGGGTAGTCGCTGCCGCCGGACATCGTGCACGTCTGCCCGGACGGGCCCAGCGCGTTGGTGAAGGTGATCAGGAAGCGGTGTGTTCCCGCTCCGAGGGAGCTCCCGTTGCACGTGTGCTCCAGCCGGGCCGTGAGGCTGTTCCCCTGGGGCATGTGAGTGACAGACACGTACCGCTGGGGAGACGTGATGGTGGGCGAGGCGCCCGACGTGCCGCCGTCGCGCAGCCGCAGCTGCAGCTCCCCACCGGCTGCGGACGGGTTGGCCCGGGCGCAGAACACGAACCGGTACATTCGGCTCGGGTCGATGGTCGCGGCGAGCTCGACGAACCCCATCTCGGTGCCCGACGCCGAACGACTGCTGACCTGGTAGTCGATGGCCTGGATGCCGCGCGGCAGGGACGCCAGGTACTCCGTGAAGTCGGATCCGCCGACGGTCAGGCCCTCGGCGACGGCCAGGCGCTGGAAACCTGCGCCGCCGTCCTGGTCGATGGTCGCGACCGGCACCCCGTCCGTGGAGAGGGTCAAGTAGTTGGGCCGGCCGGTCATGAGGGATACCGCTTCGTCGCCGGCGTCGTCGTAGAGCTGCAGGCCGAGGGGGGATATCTCCGCGCGCGCCCCCGAGGCGCCGGACGCCGTCACGAAGCGCGCGTCGGCGTTGTCCCACAGCACGGACCCGGCGGTCGAGCCGACCGACCTGAGGCGCACGACAACCTCGGCGGTCCCTGCGGGCGCGGCAGTCGTTGCGACGCCGGAGATGCGCGTCCAATCCCCGCGCACGGCAAGGCCCGAGCCGGTGGTGATGGCGGCCTCGCCGAGGGGGGTGCCGGAGGCGTTGCGCCACTCCGCGTAGATGCTGATGCGTTCACCGACCCAGTCAGCGGAGGCGAGGTAGTCGGTGGCGAGGTAGATCTTCTGCCCCGGAACGGCGGGGATCGGGCCGACGAGCGTCATCTCCAGGTTCGATGTTGCGTCCAGGCGGAGGGCCTGCGCAGTGGCGTTCCCCCCGGCCGCGACAGACCACGCCATGTTGCCCGCCACGCGCTGGGCTGTCACGGCGCCCTCAAAGGAGGGGTCTGGAACGAGGTTACCGCCGCTGGTGCCGACGGCCAGGCGGTCAGCGGTGAGGGAGCCGGCCTTGATGTGGGTGGCGTCGATCGTCCCGGCGAGGATCTTGGTTGCGGTCACGGAGTTGGCGGCCAGCTTGTCCGCGGTCACGGCCAAGGCGGCGATCTTGTCCGAGGTGATCGCCAGTGCGGCGATCTTCTCCGCGGTGACGGCAAGGGCGGTGAGGTGGTTGGTGGTGATGGCCCCGGCGAGAATCTTCGGTGCGGTGATCGCCCCGTCTGCGATCTGCACTCCGGGCACGAGCGGCCGCAGCGCTGCGTTGTCGAACCAGGCGTCGCCCGCGGTGACGCCGGCGACCTGGAAGCGGATCGCGGCCCGCACGCTTCCGGCTGGCGCGTGACCGTGCCGGACAGCCGTGTCCACGCTTCCCGGGTGGGGGTGCTGGTGCCGATGACGCCGTAGCCGAGGACGGCGCCGGCGGCGTCCTCCCACCGCGCGTGGACGTTGATGGAGGTCCCGGCCCAGTCCGCGGAGAGGTAGTAGTCCGTGGCGAGGTGCAGCTGGTCCCCGGCCAGGCAGGGAATCAGGGTGAGCGGGATGTCCCGGAACACCCCGGCGGCCGAGCGGCAGTCGATTCTGAGGGAGGCGGCGGAGCCGTTGCCGCGGGCCTTGTCGTGCGTGGCGTAGGACAGGCCGACGACCAGGGAGGCGGCGACGGCGCCCTCGAATGAGGGGTCCGGCAGGATGTTCGTTCCGCCGGTGACGGTCAACTTGTCCGTGGTGATGGCTCCGGCCGCCACGGCGGCCGCGGTCACGGAGCCTGCGGCCAACTCCAGCGCGGTGACGCTGTTCGCCTGCAGCTCTCGGGCGCTGATCGCGTCCGCCGCGACTTTCCCAGCCGTCACCGCGTCCGTGGCGAGCGCCGCGGTGGTGACCGATCCCGCGACCAGGTTGACGGAGTCGACGACGCCGGTCTTGAGGGCCTCCAGCGTCACGCAGTCGACTTGCATGACGCTGGTCGATGTCGCGCCCTGACCCTGGTAGTTAAGCCAGACGTACGGCGCGATGTACTTGACGTGCTCGTGGGCGAGGCCCGGGGCGCGCGGGTCGTTGTTCGGGCCGGCCGAGCCAGGCGTCCCGGCCGGGGCGCGGTCCTTGATGAATCCGACGACCTGCACCCAGCCGTCGGCCGTCGCGATGGCCCGCCCGGAAGCGGCGATGTAGTAGTGCGCAGAGGCGTTGCCGTGCGTGCCGTTGCGGTTGACCAGGGTCGTGCCGTCGGCCGCGATGCCGGCGACGCCGACGAAGAAGGAGTTCGGGGCGCCCGCGGTGAGCCGCACCCGGGCGCTGAGCCGGTACAGCACGCCCGGCTCATACGGGATCTTGGTGTTGCCCAGCAGCCGGGCGTAGCCCGTGGCCTGACCTACGGTCTGGCCCGTGGGCGCGTCAGCGATCCCGGACAGGTGGGTCCAGGTGGCCCCGGTGCCCTGCTCGGTGATGGACCAGGCGGCCGGATCGCCCATCGCGTCGACGTAGCGCTGCGCAGCGCTGTCGCTGAGGGCGCCGCCGAGGGCGTTGATGGTGACGGCCCCGTTAGCGATCTTCCCGAGCGTCACCGAGGCCTTGGCGAGCTTTTCGGCGAGGACGGCACCGTCTGCGAGCGCGGTGGTGCCGACCGCCCCGAGGGCGAGTTTCGCCGCGGTGACGGCGCTCTCGGCGAGTTTGACCTCGGTGACGATGCCGTCGATCAGGTCCTGTGGGACTGCCTGCCGGGGCTGGCCCTGCGTTGCGGCCGACGGGGCACCGGTGAGCGCTGCCGTGTTCTGCGCGACCAGGCGCACCCACACGGCTTCGTAGCCCTCGATGTGCACGGTGACCGAGCCGCCCAGGGGAGCGGTGACCGTGGCCACCTGCGTGGACACGTCGGGGACGAACGTCTCGCTCGGGCCGACGTGGACCTGGACGAGGGCGAAGTCGCTGGGAGGCTCGGAGGCGTCTGCCCACCCGCCGTCCCAGGCGATGAGCAGGCCGGCGAGAGCGGGCTCGACGGTAGGGGCCGTTGGTGTGGGAGGCGGCTCGGTGTTCTCGGGGTCGGGGACCAGGGCCAGGCCACCGTCCGGCTGCACGCCGATGCTGCCCTTGAGAGTGCCTTCCTCGTCGTAGATGTCGAGGCTGCCGCCCTCGATGGAGGCGTTGTTGAGCTGGTTGGAGCGCTCCAGCGCGGCCAGCCGGTCCTCCAACTCCTTGAAGTAGCTGGCGAACTGCTTGGCCTGCTCGCGCTCGTCGAGGCCGAACGACACCCGCACCTCTCCCTGCCTCAGCGGCCGCCGGGCGTTCCAGCGGCGTGGGGAGGGTGGAAGAAGGCAGGGGCTTACGTCGCGTGCTAGCCGGAGTAGTCGTTGCGGGTGAGGGTCAGGACCGCGGTGCCGGCAGCAGGGTCGATCTCCTCGGCGACGACGCGATGCCAGATGGCCAGTTCACCGATCCACGGGATGTCGACCTGGACCAGGATGCGGTCGCCCAGGGCCCAGGAGCCGAGCCCGGCGTTGCGGTGGTGCCGGATCGCGATGGAGGGGATGCTGAGCTGCTGGGAGTGCCGGGCGCGCTCGGCCCTGCCGTACTCGGCGAGGGTCTTGGCGTTGGCCGTCGACTTGCGGGAAATGACCTTTGCCCGGCGGACTCGCTTGTCGTCGACGACGACGCGCTGGCGGGCCATCTTCGAGCCCGACCCCTTGCCCAGAACGTAGATGTTGTTCGCGAAGTAGTCGCCCTGGTAGGAGGGGGTGGCGATCTCGATGATGTTCTCGCCCTGGGCGAAGCGCAGGTCGGTGCGGGTTCTGCCGAGCCGGCGGGTGCCCAGGTCGATGTGGTGAAGGATCTTCTCCTTGGTGCCGTCCCAGTAGTGCCGTTCGAGGAAATCGCCCTTGGCGAGGTTCATGACCTCGGTGATGGTGGCGCCGCAGTCCGGGTTGTTCCACCACAGCAGTTCCCACGGGTCCCTGCCATTGGAGGAGCCCAGCTTGTACCCGGAGTCGTGCTTGTCGAGGGTGACGCCGAGCTTGCCTCGCTGGTAGTCCTGCAGGTGGGCCCAGATGTGCCGGACGACGTCGTAGGCGTCCCATCGGGCGCTGATGGTGTCCTTCGGCCGAGGCGGCATCTTCCTCTTCGGCTTCGAGCCGTCGATGTACCCGTCGTGGTTCTTGTCTCGCCCCTCGTACGCCCACTTCTTCGCGACGGTGGCGCCGGAGCGGATGCCTGAGCCGAGGTAGGGCATCCCGTTGGGATAGGCGGTGTAACCGCGGCAGGTCACCTGCATCGCCTGGCCCTTGAAGCCGAGGTTCGTGACGATGCCGCCCCAGCGGATTCGGCCCTCGTACTCGGCGTACAGGCTCGTCGCCCACTCGGCCATGACCGGCAGTCCATCCGGCTTCGCCATCAGCCGCATGTACTCGGGGTCGATGGTGCCGCGCAGTTCGCCGGGCCCGTTCAGCTCCCGCTTCGGCGGCGCCTCGGCCACGAACGGCACGTCCCAGTCCAGGAAGTCGCCCGTGGTGGTGCGCTGAGCGATGTACCGCCACCCCATCAGGCACTCACCGGGGCCTGCTCGTAGGTCACCTCGACAGACAGCACCGTGGACGTGTCCGCGCGCAGCACGCCCGAACTGCCGCTCTTGCCGATGCCCTCGATGGTGAGGTTCAGGACCTCCCCTCGATCCTCCGGGTTGATCAGGAACCGGTTCCCGGCCTGCGCTGCCAGGCGGCCGGCCTGCGCCGCGGCGTACGGCATGCCGGGCCCGTGCTGTTCGCCGAAGGCAACACGCAGTTCGCCCGCGGCCGCGGTGGCGTCCGGGAGCAGGAGACCCGTGATGGTCGCGTGCACGCTGACGTGGGTTGCCCACTCCGGGACTTGCTCAGCCCACAGTGCGCCCAGGGGGAACGTCTCCCACGCGTCGGTGATGGGCCCGAGGTCGTCCGGCGTCGTCCAGGCGCCGTACAGGTAACGGCGCGTGCTATTACTGCGCGGCCGGGCCATCTCGCGCAGGTCCGTGATCATCGCCGCGGTGACGGTGGTGGCTCCGGCGGGCAGGTCAACCCGGGCCAGGGTGATCGCCGCAGAAGCCGGGTCGATGTCCTGGATGCGAGTCGTGCCGGCCGGCACGTCGGAGATCACGCGGGTGAACACGTACGGGCCGATCTCCGGGTCGGTGGGCTCGGGCCACACTTCACCGCCGAACGGGTCCTCGACCCGGGCGATGATGAGGTCCGAGCGCGGGCCGTCGACGGCGGCCGCCTCGATGTCCACCTGCTCCACGGTCGGCATGCGGGCGGCGTAGGCCTGTGAGCCGCCACCGGCGGCCGCCCGCCGCTTGGCGATCATCGCTCCGGTGCCGACCCGCACGGCGGCCGCCGGGGCGTCCAGGGCGGTCACCCGCAGATCTGCCGGGCCGATGATGCCCTCGCCGCCGCACACCGCGGCCTCGACGATCAGCCGCATCGTCTCCTCCGACGCGGCCGTGTTCTCCACGAACCAGGGGATCCCGTCCCATGCCATCTGTGCCTCCTCATCCGGTCGGAGGGCAGACCCTGATCGGCAAGGGGGCCTTACGTCGCGGCGTCACCACCAGGCGTAGGCATCCCGCCACTTGATCTCGACCTTGGGGCCGGCGAGGTACTTGGTGGTCGCGCGGATGTAGGACAGGCTCGCGGACCAGCGGCCCGGCGGAATCGTCATCTCGGCCAGCCGCGGCGACGCCCGGGTCAGCTTGTCCGCCACCGACGCCGTGGTGCCCCCCTGCGTCCGCACCACGTTCCGGACCCAGGACCGCGGGTCGATCGTCACGAAGGCGCCCTCCGCGATGGTCGTGGCGAGCTGCACGGTCCACAGCCCGCCGAGCGAGATCTTCGGGTCCTTGCACGGCCCGTGGATGACGATGACGGGGTGGGTCGACTGTCGGCCGCGCTGCTCGATCACCACCGACTTGCGGGTCGGGTTCTCCCACTTGCCGCCGCCGGGGAACCAGCCGGGGCGGCCGGGCCTGGTCGGGCGGGAGCCGAGGTAGTAGTCCCACATGGTGGCGGTCTTCTCGGTGTTGTCGTAGAAGCGCCCGTCGACGGAGACGAAGTCGGCGACGCAGGGCACGTAGCCCTGCCTCTCCAAACGGGAGTGCGCGACCTCGAACTTCCTCGGCCGCCCGTAGATGCGGCGGATGCGGCCAGCCTTCATGTGCAGCAGTGCAGCGATCCGGGACGAGCCCCGGCGGAGGGCTTCGGCGTCCCACACGGTCCGCAGCATGTCGACGCCTTCGCTCACCCGCTCCTCGGGGCTCATGCTCGCCTTGTTGACGAGAGCCTGTACCTGCTCCAGCTCGCTCCAGGCTCCGATCTTGCCGCCGTTGCCGTGGGAGTACCACGGCCAATGCCGGTCCACGGGGCGGTCGACGGCGTCGACGCCCAGCTCGAAGGTGACCGTGGCCGTCTTCCGGTAGTCACGACCCAGGCGGATGCCGTCCTCCCCCGGGAGCGCGGCATCACCGAGGTCAGAGTCACCGAAGGTGATGGTCGGATCGGTGACGCAGACGATTCCGGAGGACTGGCGGCCGAACGTCAGCGTCGCCCCGGGCCGGTCGTCGTAGCTGCTGTAGCTGATCTGCCACTCCCCGTTACGCATACGTGCCTCCCAAGCGAATCCGGCGCAGCTCGAACATCGCGTCCTCCAGCGCAGTTCCGGTGTTCGCGACGGCGCCGATGTTGAGGTTGAGGTCGCCACCGACCAGGGGAGACGCCGCCTCAGCCGTGGCGGTACGAGAACGCACGGTGCTCCTGACCCCGGAGGACGGGGCAGCTCCCTGTGCGTACTGGCGCAGCGCACCATTGGCGAACCACACGACCTGGCCGCCGAACATCTCCGCGACCCGCTGCAGGATGGCCTCGCTGCGCTTGCGCTTCGCGGGCGCCAGAGGGATGTAGGCCTCCCCCTGGGTCTCCGGCTCATTCCAAATGCGTATTTCGCCCGGCTTGCCGATCTGAGCGATGTGCCGCTCGGCGCCAGCCGCGAACGCCTTGATCCGGTTCGCCGCCGCTCGGATGCCGCCGTTGGCGTAGTGGACGATGCCGCCGTCAGCGTGCGTCCGGACGACGGACGGCTTGCCCGACTCGCTGTACCGGACCGTGACGTTGATGGTGCGGCCGGTGAGCCCGTTGATGGCGCCCTGGATGCGCTGCACCTGGGCGAGCGGCGTGGCGTTGGGCGCCGTGATCTCGACCTTCTTGCCCTTGAGGTCCCGCACCTTGTAGCCGAGGTCCTTGACCGCCTGCTGCGCCACGGCCGTGGGCGCCTCCATCTTGAGCTTCTTGCCCGGCGGAAGGCCCGCGACCTTGTCGCGGAACGCCAGCAGGTCCCCGGTCGCCTGCCGGATGATCGCCTGAACGGTGACCTTCTTCTTGTCCGGCGCGTTCGCGATGTCCTTGGCGAGAGCCTGGATGTTGACGCGGGCGCCCCCTGTCGGGGCGGTGACCGATACGTTCTTGCTGCCGGGGATGCGCTGCACAGTGAAGCCCAGGGCCTCGAGCTGGGCGCGGGCCGCGGCCGTCGGAGCCTTGATCTGGACAGCTTTGCCGGGCGGGATGCTCTGCAACTTGCCCATGAGGCCGAGGATCTCGGCGGTGGCGGCGGGGATGCCCTGCGCGGTGACGAGTGTGGTGACGGTGTCCGGGATGAACCCCAGCTGGTCGGCGAGGGCCTTCGCCTGGGTCTTCGGGATGCCCATGCTCGTGGCGAGCTCGATGGCCTTCGCGCGGGCCCGCTCCATGGCCGCGTTGCTCTGGTCCATCGCCTTGGACATGGGCATGAGGCCCTTTTCCCCGGCTTCCATGGCCCGGGTGGTCGTGGCCAGCATGCTGTCGCGCAGCTCTTGGAGCTGGCTGTTCAGGGCCTGGCCGTTGCGGGAGGCGGTGTTGACCATGCCGTCCGAACCTACGAGGGCCTTGCCCCAGCCGTCCGCCCGTTCGATGTTGCCCTTCATAGTGTCGTCGATCTGCAGCATCACCGCGTTGAGCTGGGCTTGAGCGTCGTGGAAGGACTGCGTGTTGCCGCTGAGAGCGTCCAGCGCGCGCTTGAGAGCGTCGGTCCGCTCGTCGGCCGACTTCGTCTTGTCGCTGAACGCCTGCACCGCGGACTGCAGGCGCGAGTATGAGCCCGTCCCGCTGGAGCCGGCTGTCTGCATGGCGGCGGCGGCTTCCTTGTTGTTGCGCAGGCTGTCCTTCAGCTCACCGTTGACGGAGCCGAGCGCGTCGGCCGCGGCTTTGTACTTCTCGCCCTGTTCCGTGTAATCGAGAACACTCGCCTTGCCGCCCGCGATGTCCTTGTACTCGCGGTTCGCGTCGGCCAGCGCCATGAGCTTCTTCTGCAGCCCGTCGACGCTGCCGCTCTGCTCCAGATAGGCGTCCGTCAGCGTCTTGAGCGTGACGTCCGCATTCCGCATGACGTCGACGAGCCTCCCCTTGCCGTCGGCGAGTTCGGTGTCCTGCAGGAGCTGCACGGCGTGCGCGCGGACGTTCGCGTCGATCACGCCGTTGGAGTCCGCCAGGGCCTGAGCAAGGGACTGGATGCGTTCCTTGTGGGCCTCGGCAGCACGCGCGGACTCCTCCTGCTTGGAGGCGAGCAGGCCGAGCCCGATGGTCACACCGGCGATAGCGAGCCCGAGCGGACCACCGAGCGCAGCCGTCATGCCGCCGATGGCCCGAGAGGCGACACGGTTGGCTGCACCGATGCCGCGCATCGTGCCGGAGAGACGACCCCCCTGTGCTGCCGCACCCTGGTACGCGAGCCCCATGCGCTGCCACATGGTGATCTGCGGTCCCATCACGCCAGGGCCCATGGTGCCGCGCATGGTCGTGCCAAGCGTCCGCGCGGAGGTGTTCGCGGCGGCCATGGAGGCGCCGAAGTTGCGCAGCATGCTGGTGACGCCACCGACGACCTTGAGGGCCAGCATCGTGCCGAGGAGGGTGGCCAGGACAGTGTTCGCCCCGGGAATGACACCCATCAGCGTGTTGAAGATCTGGAGCAGCCCACTGAACGCCAAGAGCAGTACGCCCAGCCCAGACCCGGCTGCGGCGAGGTTTCCGATCGCTGTGGCGATGTTCGAGACGGCGGAGATGATCGCTGGGCCGACAGTCTGGCCGAGGGCGTTGAAGAACGTCCCGAGGGCAGGCATCAGCTCAGTGCGTATCTGCCGTATCAGGTCGGTGACGCCACCGTCGCGCATCGCCCGGCCGAGACCTCGGGCGAAGTCCCCTACGAGCGCGTTCAGTTCGTGGAACGCAGGGGCTGCGTCGGAGAAGAACTGCCGCATGACCCGTTGGCCTGGCTTCGAGTTCGCCCATCGGTCGAAGCGGGCCATCGCGCCTTCGAACCCGTCGAGCAGAGCGTTCCCCGACTCCATGCCAGCACGGCCGACACCGCCGAGCCCTTTGATGAGGCTCCCTGCGGAACGACCGAGCTGGGCGGCTTTGTCCCCTGCGTGGTCCAGGAACTTGGCCAGGCTGCCCGTCTCGCGGCCGGCAGCGACTGAAGCCCGAGCCCACTGGGTGCCCTTCTCGACGGCGTTGCCGACTCGCTGGACGAAGGGGCCGGAGGCCACCAGAAAGTCGGTGGTGGCGTGGCCGAGGTTGGCCAGACCGTCGGTCATGTTGCCGACGACGCGGGAGTTCGTGCTGGCGATCTTCTTGAAGTCCTGACGGAAGACCCCGGACTTCAGGAACCGGGCACCACGCTCGGCGAGAGAACCCATCTGGGACGCAGAGTCCCCGAGGGCGTCTTCCAGAAGCGGGAAGACGGACTGCGCCAAGGGCTTGATGTCGTCGGTGACCTTCGAGAAGAAGCGTTCGCTGACGGACATCCTGACCTTGTCCCAGGCCGGGCTCAGGGACGAGACGGCCGAGACGGTCTTGCGCGCCGACTTCGAGAGCTTGCCGAGCGCCTGGTCCAGCTTCTTCTGCTGCTCTTCGGTGACCTTGCCGTCAGTGGCGAGTTGCTGCTGTGCCTTCACCGACTCCTTGAGAGCAGCGCCGAAGCCGCTGAACGCGACCCTCGTGCCGGCGGCGGCGCTTCCAGCGGCGGTGATCAGGCCCGGAAGCGCACCCACCACGCCC